ACTGAGGAAGGGGCCTATGTGGTAGGGGTGACAGCCCTCGATCAGAGTGGACTCGAATCGGATCTGAGCGATATCAAGTCCACCTATTACCTGGCGCCGAAGGTCATCGTGGTACCGCCCATCGATATCCCACCTGATGCTCCGGTCCAGGTGATCATCAACCTGGTGCAGTAGGGGACTGTGGCCGATCTCCGCACGACAGCTCTTGCCTATGACGCATCGCTCAAGGCGTGTTCTGCCGTCCTGGGCGATGCTGACGGCAAAGCCTGTGCCTCTATCGCCATCGGTGGGACAGACTCCTCCAAGTTCATTCCGAACATCAACGCATCGAAGTGGAATGATGCGGCATGGCTGAACATCAACCACAAGGCCACGGTGGTGTCCAAGGAGAAGGAAACCTTCACGGATTCATCCAAGGAGATCTCCATGGCCGTGGGGGATCTTACACACAAGTATTATGTCGATGCTGATGGTCGCCTTGAATATGAGATCATCCTGGCCAAATGCCCGGAGTCTGGAAGTATAGTCCTGGACCTGAGTTATCCAGAAGGGCTTGTCTTTCACTATCAGCCAGCCCTGACACAGGAAGATGTCGAATGGGGCATAGAGCGGCCAGAGAATGTGATCGGATCTTATGCCGTCTACTGGAGCCGCAGGAACAACGAGTTCAAGACCGGCAAGTTCTGTCATATCTATCGGCCAAAGGCCACCGATGCAGAGGGTTCAGAGTTCTGGCTCGATCAGTATATAGATCCTGATGCAAAGACATGGGCCATTCCTCTGTCAAATGAGTGCATTAACAAGGCCGTTTTCCCGCTTATCATCGATCCCACAGTCGGCCTGGATACGCAGGGTGCCACCACATTCGGCCATAACACGCAGTATGCTGTGGCATGTTTCGATACATCAACCTCTGCGGGAACAGCGTCTAAAATCAAAGCCTATGTAAAAAATGGACATAGTATATCGGTGGTCAACATAAAACTTGCAGGCTATACGGACGATGCGGCCAATACCTTGCCCGAGGACCAACTGGCAACAGAGGCGGATATAGAGCTTGAGGGATCTTTCGATGGCCTGACAGAAGCGGATTATACCCCGGCTATCTCTGCATCGACAAAGTACTGGCTCGCTTGGTGCATGACCGGGGCGGGCACGACAAATGTGGATAAAATCTATTGTGATAGTGTCTCGGGCGCGGCAAAAGTAGCTGACTTATCGGGAGACCTGCCAGCCAATTGGGGGAATACCGGGGCCGCTTTTAATTATCAGATCAGTGTATGGATTGATTATGCCGAATCAGGCGCAGCCGCAGCCTCCATCATTCCCATCATGAATCACCTCCAGAAAATGAGGGCCAACTAATATGAAAGAATACATCCAGGGCGGCACCTATCTGATCCCGGTCGGTCCCTTCCTCTCGAACTCCAACGGCATCACGCCGATCTCGAGCGTAGCCCTGGCCGGGGACGAGTCCTGCATCATGAAGCACGGGAACACCACGGTCCAGGCCCTGGCGTCCACGAGCTGGTCCGCCATAACTTCGGCCATGGGCTGGTTCTGGCTGACCCTGACGAACTCGAACACCGACACCCTGGGGCCGGCCCGGATCGTGATACAGGACAGCTCCTTCCATCTCCCGGTCTTCCACGATATCAGCATCGTCACAACGGACTACTGGAACGGGAAGTACGGGACGAACCCCTACGCCCTGGCATCCACCGTTGCGACCCTTCCGAACTCTGCCACCCTGAACGCCCACATGGCGACCCTCATGAACTCGGAGGGGATCACGGCAAGGTTCGCTACCCTGCCAACGTCTGAAGGGCTCACGGCCAGGATCGCCACGCTCCCGAACAGCCAGACCCTGAACGCCCACATCGCAACCCTGCCGACCTCCTCAACGGTTAGAGGGTGGGTTTTGACCCTTCCCACATCGGCCATGGTGGGAGTCCTTCCGACCTCAACGGCCCTCGGTGCTGCGGTGGCCCCTTTGCCCAACTCCGCAACCCTGGCCGCAGGGTTCGCCACCCTTCCGAATTCTCAGACGCTCCATGCGGAGATCCTGACCCTGCCCAACTCGGCAACGCTCAACGCTCATGTGATCACGCTCCCCACGAGTGCGGTCCTCAATGCCCATGTCCTCACGCTACCGACATCAGCGGGCATAGCCGCCCTGATCGGATCTCACGACACCCGCCTGGTGGCCGTGGGCGTACAGATCACCTCCCTGGATGTCCGGGTTTCCTCCATCGCCCTGGGCGGCGGGGCAACGGCCGAACAGGTCTGGGACTACGGCTCCAGGACCCTGACCTCTGCCGGAGCTGGCGGGGCCACGGCATCGGAGGTGCAGAGCGCATGCGCCCTCGTGGTGACCGACATGATCACCCCGATCTACCCGACATCGGCGGGGCTGGCAGGGCAGATCAATACCCTGCCGAATAGCGCAACACTGAACGCCCACATCCTGACCATCCCGACCTCGGCAACGGCACGGGGTTGGATCGTGACGCTTCCGACATCGCAGTCCTTGAGGGCAGAGATAGCCACGCTGCCTACTTCCCAGACGCTCAACGCGCACATTGCGACCCTGGCGAACAGTTCGACCCTCTCGACCCTGGTCTCATCCCTGAATGTAAGAGTGTCCTCGGTGGACGTACGAGTGCAGAGCGCAGCGGCACAGGTCAACTCAGTGAACAATACCGTGGGGACCTTGCCGACATCCCAGACGCTGAACGCTCATATCGTGACCTTGCCGACATCCCAGACTCTAAATGCCCACATCGTGACGCTTCCCACATCACAGGCCCAGGCAGGGCAGTTCGCAACGCTGCCCACCTCCCAAACGGTCCAGGCCATGATCTCTTCCCTCGATCTGAGGGTGGCAAGCCTGGATGTCCGTGTTCAGTCGGTAGACGGTAGGGTTGCGACCCTGCCGAACAGTGCGGGGCTCTTCGCTCTCGTGGGGAGCCTCGATACAAGGGTCAGCTCACTCAACACCAGGGTGGGGTCCGTGGACGCCAGGATCGCCGGGCTGAATGACCTCGGCCTCTCCGACATCACCAGCGGCATGTTCGGGTACGAGCTGGAGACCGGCCTCACCTTCGCCCAGGCCCAGAGGGTCCAGAAGGCCATGCTCACCGGGGTGGCCTCCGGCGGCGGGACGAACACCCTGGTCTTCCGTGACACAGCGAACACCAAGAACCGGGTCAGCATGACCGTGGATTCGGCCGGCAACCGCTCGGCTGTGACCCTGGATGGTGACTGATGCTCGGCGGATCTCTTCCCGTAAGGGCTCATCCCGAGCTGGCCTTCCCTGGATGGAACTCCTTCCCCCTGTGGGGTCCGGAGACCATCATCCTTCCCACCGGGCCGTTTACCATCTCGGTCAAGGCGTGGAGGCCGTCCATCCTGTGCACCGCCTCCAGGCCCACCATCTCCATCGAGGAGCACTGACATGACAACCAAGAACGAGCGCATCGATCACGACCTGGAGATCAACGAGGGCGAGACCCCGAGCCTGCTCTTTACGGCCAAGGATGGGGACGCGGTTGCCATCACGGCGAACCTGATCTCCGGGGTATACGTCCGGGTGGATGATTATCATTCCGACACGGCCCTGATGGCCAGGACGGCGATCTCGTCCCTGACGAACCCGACCAGCTTCACCCTGTCGAACTCCATGACCTGTATCGTGAACTCGGGGAGGCCCTTCGAGTTCCGCTTCGTGACGGTAGAGTATATCTGGAACAGCAGCAACCACATACCGGACGAGTACGTCCTGAAGGTGCAGAACCTGAAGTACCATTAAGGCGGATGCATGGCTAAGAAGACCAGAGAGGTCACCGAGCGGGAGATCATCGCGTCCCTGAAGAAAACAGGGGCGAGGGTGGCCATCTCCGCACAGAAGCTCGGCATGTCTTACCAGGGCCTGTACCAGAGGATCAACAGGCACGAGAAACTGAGGGAGGCCCTCCAGAGCATCCGAGAACTCAGCCTCGACATGGTGGAGGATAAGCTATGGGCGGACGTGAAGAAGGGCGAGCACTACGCCATCTGCTTCTACCTGAAGTGCCAGGGCAAGCACCGGGGGTGGATTGAGACCGTCCGCAACGAGCACTCAGGCCCGGACGGCGGACCCATACAGACCGAGGACAAGAAGCCGGATTATTCCAAACTGAGCAAGGATGAACTTAAACAGCTCCATGAACTCTACGAGAAGCTCTACGCCAAGGATTAGGCCGGGCGACAAGAGCGACATAGACAAGGCCCTGGCCGAGAAGGATCTCGCGTTCTTCATCAGGGCCTTGTGGCGGTATATCGACCCCTCCCCGTATGTGGGCGGGTGGCACATCGCCGCTATCTGTGAGCACCTGGAGGCGGTAACCAGAGGCGAGATCAGGCGGCTCCTCATCACCATGCCGCCCAGGCACATGAAGTCCATCGGCGTGTCGGTTGCCTGGCCCGCCTGGTCGTGGATCTCAAGGCCGGATGCCAGGTTCCTCTTCAGCTCGTATGCGGCTAACCTCGCCATACGTGACTCGGTGAAGTGCAGGCGGCTCATTGAATGCCCTCAGTACCAGGCATGGTGGGCTGACAGGTTCGCCCTGACCTCGGACCAGAACACCAAGATACGCTTCGAGAACGACCACCAGGGGTACAGGATCAGCACCTCGGTGGGCGGGGCGAACACGGGCGAGGGCGGCGACATCATCGTGATCGATGACCCGCACAACGCCATCGAGGTCGAGAGCGATATACAGCGCCAGGCATGTATCGACTGGTGGGACGGCGCCATGTCCACCAGGCTCAACGATGCGAGGACCGGAGCCTATGTGATCGTGTGCCAGCGGACCCACTACCGGGACCTGATCGGCCATGTGCTGAACCAGGAGGATTGGGTCCACCTGAACCTTCCCGCCGAGTTCGAGCCCGGCAACAGGTGCGTGACCTCCATCGGGTGGGAAGACCCCAGGAAGGAAGAGGGCGAGCTGCTCTGGCCGGACAAGTTCAGGGGCGAGGACATCGACACCCTCAAGGAGAAGCTCGGGACGTACCGGGCGGCGGCTCAGTTGCAGCAGAGGCCCTCACCGAAGGGCGGGGGCATCATCAAGATCGATTGGTTCAACTACCTTCCGGCCGAGCCGTTCACCCTGGCGAAGATCCAATCCTGGGACACGGCTTTCAAGGAGGGCAAGGAGAACGACTACTCCGTCTGTGAGACATGGCTCCAGACAGAGGCCGGATACATGCTCTCCCATGTGTGGCGGGGTAAAGTGGCCTTCCCGGACCTCAAGCGCATCGCCGTGAGCCTCTACGAGAGAGAGAAACCCTCGGCGGTCCTGGTGGAGGATGCGGCCAGCGGCCAGAGTCTGATCCAGGAGCTGCGGAAGACCACCATCCCGATCATCCCGGTGAAGCCTGACCGGGACAAGATCGCACGGGCATCCGCCGTATCCCCGACCATCGAGGCGGGGAAGGTCTACCTCCTGGAAGGATCTGAATGGCTGCAACCGTTCCTTGACGAGTGCATGCAGTTTCCGGCTGGCGAGCACGATGACCAGATCGATGCCATGACCCAGGCGCTGGACTATCTCAGGAACAAGGGCGGAGCCTCCTGGACCGGCTCCATGATCGTGGGCGAATCCATAGCGAGCAAAGGGGACTGGTAGAATGAAGAACATCCTGGACATCTTCAGACGGAAAGACAATGCGGCTCCTGCGCCAGCCTCCGAAGAGAAACCCAAGGCACTGAAGCCGGGCGAGATCGGCTTCGCCATATCGAACCTGTACGGCACGGGTTCATGGTCCCGGTACAACCCGGACGAGCTCATGCAGAACAAGGGATACAAGGTCTATCGCCGCATGATGATGGACGATCAGGTCAAGGCATGCCTGCGGTTCAAGCAGTACAGCGTCATCAGCCGGAGCTACTACTTCGATGTGAAGGAGAACGAGGAGGGCAACCCGGATCCGCAGCACGAGGAGATGGCCGACTTCTTCGAGGCCGTGATCTCCCACCTGAGGGGGTCCTGGACCGATAAGCTCATCGAGATCCTCTCCGCCATGGAGAACGGATACAGCATCACGGAGAAGGTCTTCGAGCCGTTCACCTGGGATGGCAGGGCCATGTGGGGCATCAGGGACCTCAAGACCAGGCCCTTCGAGTCGTTCAATACCGGCATCACCACGGATGCGCACGGGAACATCGAGAAGATCGAGCAGGTATCCGGGGCCATGAAGGTGGAGCTGCCCCTGGACAAGGTGATCCACTTCGTCTACCAGCCTGACCGTGACCGGGTCTTCGGCGAGTCCGACCTGAGGGCTTGCTACCGGGCCTGGTGGTCGAAAGACATCACCATCAAATTCTGGAACATCTTCCTTGAGCGCATGGCCGGTGGGTTCAACCACGCCAAGGTGACCGGGAATCTCTCCGATGCACAGAAGGCGGACCTCCAGAAGACCATCGCCAATATCACGGCATCGACCGGCATCATCACCCCGGACACCGTGGACATCACCCAGATGCAGCCCCACACCACCACGGCCTACCGGGACGCCATCGCCAGCCATGACAAGGCGATCAGCAAGTCCCTCCTGGTGCCCAACCTCCTGGGGATCTCCGAACAGGATAGCGTGGGATCATACTCCCAGAGTCAGACGCAGTTCGATGCGTTCATGTTCGTGCTGGAGCATATCGGCAACTGCCTGGCCGAGGCGCTGAATGAGCAGCTGTTCCGCGACCTGGCCCTGTGGAACTTCGGCACCGAGGACTTCCCGGCCTTCAGGTGGGAGGAGATGAGCGAGGACCGGAAAGGCAAGATCGCGGCAATGTGGTCCGACCTCGTGAGCAAGGGCGCGGTCACCAAGTCCGACACGGACGAGGCGTACATCAGGCGGCTCGTGGGATTCCCCAAGAAGGCCGAAGAGGAGGAACCGGAGGACCCCATACCCGGCGAGGGTGAGATCTTCCCCATCAACGGGCAGGGCTCAGAAGAAGAGGAACCCGACAACGAGGACATCATAGAGGAGATCCCGGACGAGGAGAAGAAGGCGCACGTCCGGAAGATGTTCGCGGCCCGCCCCTGGATGCGCCGGGTGAACTTCACGGCCATCAAGAAGGAGATGGACCGGGGCGACCAGGCCCTGACCGATGACCTGAACGACCTCCTGGCACAGGCCAGGATCTCCATCGAGAAACAGATCGCCAAGATCGTGGGGGACAGGTCCATGGGCAACGTGGACCCGAAGGAGATCGAGGGGGTCAAGATTCCATCGGGCATCCTCTCGGCCATCAGGAAGACCCTGCGGAAGAACCTGCAGGAAACCCTGGACACATCCTACGAGCAGGCCAAGAAGGAGCTGCCGAAGAAGAAGATGAAGGCCGCCCCGAAGTACCGCCCCGGCATGGACAAGACGAAGGCGGAGAAGTTCCTCTCCTCCAGGGCCATGAAGATCACCGGGGTGATCGAGCAGAGGGTCCTGAACGCCACCCAGACCGTCCTGGAGAACGGCATCCGGTACGACAAGGCCCTGGGTACGACCATGAAGGAACTCAGGGAAGACACCGAGCTGGTCGGATACCTGCCGGACGTGGACGCTGCCGGCCGACCGGTGAACGTACCGGCCCGGTTGGAGAACATCGTGCGCACGAACACGGCCTATGCCTGGAACGAGGCACGGCAGGCACTGTTCACCGATCCCGACATGCGGGGGTTTGTGGAGGCGTTCGAATACAGCGCCATCCTCGATGACCGGACATCCGATGTCTGCGAGGCCTTAGATGGAAAAATACAACGTGATTTCGGGAGTTTACAACCCCCAAATCATTTTATGTGTCGATCCCTCCTGATCCCGGTCACCACGGTGGACGAGTGGAACGGCAAGGAGGACACCATACCAGCGGATGTCAAACCACAGAAGGGGTTCATGTAACCCAGGA